CAGTTCCTAAAATTATCAAGTTGGGTACTATGTCTGATTCAAAAACATACACAAAAGAGACAATTCGCTTTTATGGGTATTATGAAGAAACTGGATTCAAAGGTTTTTTTAGGAAAGTATATATGGGAATAAAAGCCAGATTCAATGTCTAAGACAGCCACAGTCAAACTCAAAACTGAAGGAGTAACACAACTCACTTCAGAGCTAAACAAAGCTGCAAAAGCAGCTGACAATCTGGAAGATTCACTTGATGAAACAGCAGAAGCAGCTGATGATGTAGGTGAAGCATCTACACAAATGACTGGTGGCCTTGATCGTATGTCTGGTGGCCTTATAACTATGTTTAAAGGAGCAATTAAAGGAGCAAAGACATTTGTACTTGGACTAAAAACAATGAAAGGTGCTATGGTAGCAACTGGAGTTGGTGCGCTGGTCGTGGCTGTTGGTTCTCTTGTGGCATATTTCACCTCAACTAAGAAAGGTGCAGAGATGTTAGAAGTTGCAACAGCAGCTCTGGGAGTGGTTATGGGAAAACTTACAGATACACTTTCGGGAATGGGAGAAATTATGGTTGGCATCTTCACAGATCCAGTTCAATCAATTAAAGATTTCGGTAAATTCTTGAAGGAGTTTGTAATGGATCGTGTTCAAAATCTGATGGATGGTCTTGGATTTCTTGGTTCAGCAGTTTCAAAGCTATTCAAAAGAGACTTTGCTGGAGCTATGGAGGATGCAAAGAAAGGAGTTGAGAATCTTGCAATGGCAAATCCATTAATTGCTGGAACTGTTCTTGTGGTTGGTGAATTGGTTGATGCTACAAAAGAGCTTGTTGATGAAACTACCAAAGCAGTCACAGCTCAAAATGCATTAACAAAAGCAAGTCAAAATCTAAGACAAGCAGAGAGAGATTTGCTTGTAACGGAGGCAGAAAAACGTGCTATCATGGATGAGCAGCGTGTGATTTCTGGTGATATAAGTAAAAGTTATGTGGACAGAATCGAAGCAAATCAGAAAGCTCAGAAACTTGAGAAAGAAATATTTGATGAACAGCTGAGAATCGCAGAAGAAAAATTGCGAATCCACCAAGAAGAAATTGCATTAACTGAAAGTCTGGAAGAAGATTATCAGAAAGAAGCAGAATTGGAAGCAGCAGCGATATCCTTGAGATCTCAATCTGCTAAAATGAAAAAGCGTTTCATAATGGAAGAAATGCTGTTGAAAGAACAGATGGCAGCAGAAAACAAAGCAGCGGATGATGCTGAATTGTTAAGGATTGCAACATTGAAAGCAGCAACACAATCAGCAGAACAGAATGAAATTGATGCTGTTGCTTTGAAATATCTCACACTTAATGAGATGGCTCAAGGTAATGCAGAAACTGAAAAGCTACTGAAGGAAAAACAAGATGCAGAATTACTTGCCATCACAGAAAAATATGCTAAAAAAGAAGAAGAAGTTGTAAAAGAAGCAGAGAAAACCAAACAAGAATTAAGGCAAGAAACAATCAATTCAGTCATGGCAATGACACAAGCAGCGTTCTCTTTATTCTCTGCATTGGATCAGGGGCGTGAAGATGATGATAAGAAAACTGCAAAGAAAAGATTTCAGAGAGCAAAGAAGATGCAAATTGCTTCGGCTGTTATGAGTACTGGATCTGCTATCATTGCTTCATTATCAGCTCCACCAGTTGGATTAGGATTTCCAGCTGGATTACCGGGTGCTGTTACAGCTGGATTAACTGGAGCAGCTTCTATTGCATCCATAGCAAAAACAAGATTTGATTCTGGTGGAACTCCAGATGTAGTATCACCACCAACTGCTGGAGGTAATCAAACAACGGCATTAGTGCCAGATACATTTGCACCAAGTGAAACAGCTCCAACTGACTTAGAAACATTAACAGATAAACCAATCAAAGCATTCGTTGTGGCTCAAGACATGACATCACAACAACAACTCAATGCTAACTTATTACATCATGCAACCTTATGAAAACAATTGAATTATTAATAGATGAAGAAATGGAGCTGTCAGGAATTACAGCTGTCAGTTTAGTTAGATTTCCAGCCATAGAAGAAAATTTTGTTTTCTTTAATCGTGGAGACAAATATATCATGGCCAAAGTAGATGAAGCCAAAAGAATGTTAGTCGGCCCAGCATTGATTCCAGAGAAAAGAATTGCCAGATACAACGAAGAAGAAGATGAAGAATATGAGGTGTATTTCTCAGTTGAAACTGTGAGACAAGCTTCACAGCTTTATATGAAAGAGGAAAAAACCAATTCACACACATATGAGCATGTAGATGATATCAGTGGATTGACTGTTGTTGAATCATGGCTTATAGAAGATCCGAAAAGAGACAAAGCAGCTCTCTATGGATTTGATTTGCCAGTTGGCACATGGATGTTATCTATGAAAATATGGGATGAAAATATCTGGAATGCTATCATTGAGAAAGATGTGAGAGGTTTTTCTATTGAAGGATATTTCACAGATGAATTGGTGAAGGCACAAAGACTTGAAAGAGTGCCATGTCCGAATTGCCCAAAAGATACAGAAACTCTTGAGCAGTTAAAATCACTTGTATTGGAGGAAATGGATGCAGTATTTCATCTGGATGGCAAACCACTTTGGAGGACTATTGAAGAAGCAGAGCTGTATGGAGAGCTGTTCAATAGTTGTATTGGATACCATGAGCACACTGTTGATGATATCGTGCTCTATATGGCTTGTGAGGATCATACAAAGGGAACGGATTGAAGAAAATTATATATGTATTTGAACAAGTAATATCATGAGCAAAACAATCGACAAAATCAGAGGATTATTAAACCTCCCAAACCTAACCAAATTCTATGCAGAAGCAAGATTAGATGATGGTCGCTTAGTAGTAACAGAAGCCGAAGCAATGGCTGTTGGAGTAGAGATATCTGTGATGTCTGATGAAGGCAATGCAGACTATCTTGATGATGGCACATATGCACTTGAGGATGGAACAGTTCTCGTTGTTGCTGATGGTCGAATTGTACAACTTGGTGAAGAAGAACCAGAAGCAGAAGCTGAAGTGGAAGTGGAGGTTGAAATGGCTGAAGGTGATGAAGCTGATGTGCAAGATTGGGCTGGTATGGAGAAGCGTATCAAGAATCTTGAGGATGCAGTTGCAGATTTGAAGCGTGATAAGGTTGGAGGTGATGATGAAGTATCTGAAGAAATGAGTGAACTATCTTCAGAGATAAATGCAGCATTTGAAAACATTGTGGAACGTCTTTCAGCTATTGAAAACGAACCAGCAGATACTGGTGTTAATCACTCACCAACAAAAAATAATAGTAAGGACATGGATCAAGAAACTTTTTCATCTTTGAAAACAGCAGACAGAGCACATGCAATAATTTCAAACTTCGCAAAAAACTAAAATGAAGTATATTAAAAAAACCTCATTCAATGCAGAGGAAAAAAGCGTTGCAACAAAGCATGAATTTAATGGGCCAACATTAACAACTCCAACTTATGCTGGAGAGTTAGCATTGCCATTCGTAAGTGCTGCTTTAAAGAGTGGTGCTACCTTAGCAAATGGATGGATCAGAACAATTGATGATGTATATTACAAGGCTGTAATAAACCAAATTGAAGGTGCTTCTTTAATAGCTGATGCATCATGTGATTTCGCTGATGCTGGATCTGTAACAATTACAGAGAACGTTCTAACTACAAAAGAACTTGCTGTAAATATTGACCTTTGCAAAAAGACAATGCGCCAATCATGGTTAGCAGCTGATACTGGAAACAGTCTCAACTCTAATATGCCATCTGCATTCTCTGATTATGTAATTGGACACATTGCTGGATTAGTTGCTCAACAAGTTGAGAATGATATCTGGACTGGAGCAGATGCTACTGGTGGAGAGTTTGAAGGATTCCTTACAGCTACAACTGGAATATTTGTTGTTGATGGAAACGTTAATGATGTGACTACAATCTCACCATTCACAAAAGGAATCATTGTTGTGGAAATGGAAAAAGTACTTGATGCTTGTTCATCTGAAGTATTAGCAAAGCCAGACTTTGCTTTGTATGTCTCACCAAAGACAGCATTCCTATACCAGCAGCATCTTGGATCTGAAGGATTCTCAAATGACTATCAAGCGAATGCAAAGCCATCTAACATATACGGCTATCCTATCTATGCTTGTCCTGGAATGCCAGACAATCAGATTGTTGCTACATATGAGAGCAATCTTGTATTTGGTTCTAACATCCTCACAAACATGACTGAGGTTCGTACAATAGATATGTCACCAATTGATGGATCTGACAACGTGCGCTTCATCATGCGTTATGCAGCTGGTGTACAAGTTGGAGTAGGTGCTGACATCTACTGGGGTAAGGCTTAATATTAACTGAAAAAAATTAAAACAAAATGGCTTGTAATTTAACAGCTGCGATTGGATTAAACTGTAAAGACACAGTTGGTGGAATCAAGGCAATTTATTTTAGTGACTTTCAGGTGGCTGGATATGGTGGTATGACATTTGATACTGGTGCATTGGATGGAATTGATGTAACTCAGGCGTGTTTCAGATATGATGTGCAACCAAATACAGCTTCATTGACTACAACTATAACAAATGAACCAGCTGGATCTGCTTCATATGATTCAGCATTGGAAGTCACTTTGAATATCTTGAAGCAATCAACATCTGATGAATTACAGAAGTTGATTCAAACAAGAGTATTTGCATACATCTTAGATGCGAATGATAATGTGTACTGCATTGGACTTCAAAATGGATGTACTGTGACTGGTGGAACGTTTGTAACTGGTCAAGCGAGAGCAGACATGCAAGGATATACACTAACTGTGACAGCTGGAGAGAATACCTACCCACCAGCAATAACAGCTTCAACTGATGCTGCTGCTGCTAACTGGCCATTCGATCAAGTTGATGGTGGAACTGCTGCATTTACTGTGACGAATCCATCATAGTATTTTAAATAACTAACTGAAAGAGGGGTGGCGATTCGCTTCTCCTCTTTTTTTTTACTAATAAATTAATAACTTAGCACACAATGATTCAGCTCACCAAAGGAACAAACGTATTGGATATCAATCTAAGTGATTTTAGTGGAGCTGGTCAAGACGTGGTTCAGAATGGATCATTTAATGATATAGGTTCAGACCTTGTTCAGAATGGTGATTTTGCTGAGATAGGTTCTGAGCTTGTCACGAACGGAGATTTTAGTGCTGTTCCATTAGGTGGTGAACTTGTGACTGATGGAAACTTTCCAACGCCAAATGTAAATTGGAGTTTATCTTCATCATTTACAATAGCAAATAACAAGCTGCATTGTCTATCAGATGGAACATATGAATTTGCTTATCAGAGTTCAGTTTTTGAAATTGGCAAATCATATGTAATTACTTTTGATATTACTGGATGGACTTTAGGAACAATAAGAGTAAGACCAACAGCAGAGTCTCCTTTTCAAAAGGCTTCTGCTAATGGTAGTTATTCTTTTTTTTATGTAGCTGTTGAAAATACTCAATTAATAATAGAAAGAGATTCAGGTGCTTGTGATATGTTCCTTGAAAATATCTCAGTTAAGGAAGCTACCAACCTTGTCACAAATCCAAACTTTACGGATACGGGAAGTGAGCTTGTAACAAATGGAGATTTCAGTTCAGGTAGTGGTTGGAATGGTTCAATAAGTGTATCAGGTGGACAAGGGACTAAAACAAGTTCTGGTTTAGCTTATCAAGGTGGCGTTGTAGCAGCAGAAAAATCATATCAAGTATCTGTTGATGTAGCAAGTTTGGGTGGTGCCCCCGCACAAATTTATGCGGGTGGTAACAATAGCGCAGCACTAACGGTTGGTGTACAAACAATATATATTACAGGTGGTTCAACTAATGATTTTATTGGATTTAATAATGGTTATTCAGGTGGTGTAGGTGCTGTATTCAATAGCATATCAGTTAAAGAACTCGGAGAGGATTGGACTACTGTTGAAGATACAATTTCGTTTAGTGAAAACGGCTTAGTAATGACTTCAACGGAAGGAACAGATGTAAATGTAAGAACAACACCTGCAATTGTAGAGGATGGTAAGTCATACAAAGTAACTTATACAATTCACGCAATAGGATTAACTGGCACAAATTCTATTCAGTATTATACTGGCTCTACTTTAGGGTATCAGGATTTACCTGAACAAGATGAAGGAACTCACACCTTTTATCACACTAAAGCTGCTGGGGTTGATTATTGGTATTTCAAATTAGAAAATGGCAACGCCTCAACAACCGACACAGTAACTATAAGCAGCATCGTAGTCCAAGAGCTTGGAGAGGGGTGGAATTTTAATACTCCGCCTTGGGATGTTGTGTCAAATGGTATTGCTTCTGATGGAGCAAATAGCAATGATATGAATCAATCAACATGGTTTCCAGTTCTGGGAAAATCATATAAGATAGTTTATACAATAGCTTCAATTACTCAAGGTTCATACAAAATTACTTTAGGAGGTCAAACAACTACACCCAGAAGTGCAGCAGCAACATACACAGAGTATATCACAGCCACAGATTTAAGTAATGGAGGTGGAAGGTTAAGAATACAGATTGATAATGATAATGCAATTGGAACAATCAGCAGTATCTCAGTTAAGGAGGTCGGACAAGATTGGACTGTTCAAGAGGGTTGGACTGTTGAAGATAACAAAGCGGTATGTGATGGTTCGTTAAATAAAAACATTAATCAAAATATTGGCTTAATTACTGGAAAACCTTATAAAATAGTTTTTACTGTAGCCGATTATGTTTCTGGAAAAATAGATTATAATGTTGGGGGCAATACAAGGAGGGGTGACATTGCAGCAAATGGAACTTATACGGATTATGTTGTTTCAGATAGTGGGAATTTTTTGTACTTTCAGTCAAACCAAACTTTGGGTTTTGTAGGTTCAATAACAAACATTACAGTCCAACAACTTGATACAAATGATAGATGGGTAACATTTGCAGATCCAGATTCAAAATCTGTAATGAAACTCGGTCAGGTAGATCTTGAGATTGATTCATCTGGAAATAATTGTGGAGTATATCAGACTGGATTGATTAAGCCAAATAAGCTCTATATCATCACCATTAATATGAAAGCAACAGCAGCTATCTATGTTGAGATTGCAGCTTCTTTGGGTACGGCTGTGAGTGCTGTGATAGGAACAGAATTACTGACTACATCATACAAGGAATATTCTTTTGAATATGTCACTCCATTTGCTGTTGATCATGACTTGCAAATACACAGATTGTTTGGTTCTGGAGCAAATCAAACTATTTCCATTGATTATGTTTCTATGAATGGGGTTGATGAAAGCCAGTGGACTAATGATCCAACTTGGGATCCATTTGCAACATCACTGGTTTTTGTTCCTACCTTAACAGATGAATCAACAAACAACTCAAAGCAATTCACACTTAATACTTCAATAACTGATGGAGGTTGGGATGGTCGTAGTTTACATGGCCAAGTAATCATCAATGAATTTCCAACTGAAATTCCAGCAAGTGGAATTATCAATTTAAAACAACCTGATTTTTTAGAAGGATTTTACCAAGTAGAAATTCGTGGTTATCTTGGAACTTTTTATCGAGTATTAGGAAAATGCATGGCACATCTTGAGAGAACATCCACAGAAGATGGATACAATAGATTTGAATCATATAATGACACAGTAACATACAAGGCATATGAAGAATAATAAAAGCGAGTTCTCAGTAATGGGAATGCCAGTGCATGACGTTCCACAATTTGAAGAAGTACAAGGAAAGAATTGGATATCATACGGCTCTGATGATTGCTATGGTGATTATCTTGAGAGCTTGTATCTTGGATCTTCAATACATTCAGCAATTGTGAATGGTGTTGGAGCTATGATATACGGCAAAGGACTGGATGCGGTTGAAAGAGATGATTCAGATGGTAACAAAGAGCAGTGGTTGAGACTTCAATCTCTATTGAATAGCAGTGATGATGATTTGCTCAAAAAATTAGCTATTGACTTAAAGCTATACGGCCAGTGTTATGTGAATACAATCTGGAATAAAGCAAGAACTTCAGTTGCTCAGATGAAACACTTGCCAGTGCATACGTTGAGAGCTGGTGTAGCAGACAGTGAAGGAAATATACATGAGTGGTATTACAAAAATTCTTGGGCAAGGTCTAATGATAGAGTAAAACCAAATGTATTGAAGTCTTTTTCAAGTGAGGACAGAACAAATGCATCCACAGTTTTACAGATAAAGAGATATGCTCCATCTTTTCATTATTATGGGTTGCCAGATTACGTTGGTTCAACTGGATATATAGAACTGGATCATGAGGTGCAGTCTTTCCATCTAAAC